CGGCTGAGCCACCACGGTCGAGACGAAGGTGGGCGTGTCGCTGTAGATGCCGGGCGAGGCGATCGCCTTGATCCAGAACTTGCGCTCACCATCAAAGCCCGAGGGCAGCGTGTAGCTGGTGGACTTGACCTCGGCCACAAAAAGCGATGCGTCCCAGGCTGCCCCTTCGAGCAGCTCATAACCCACCACCTCGGGCTCGGGGTTTGGTTGCCAGCGAAACTCCAGCCGGTTGGCCGACTGCACCACATCGAACTGACGCACCGTGGCAGGAGCCAGCAAGGTCAGCACGAAGGTGGTGACGTGCGCGCTGTAGTGGCCCGAGGTGTCGTAGGCACGGATGTGGTACGGGTAGTGCCCGGCCGCATCCTGATCGTGGACCATCTGCGTGCCTGATGTAGTGGCCACCAGTTGGGCGTCGTCCCAGCCGGGCCCTACCCTCACCTCGTAGCCCGCCAGATCGGCATCGGGCAGTTCGTCCCAGCTAAGCAACAGATCGGACATGCGGCGCTGGACCGTGAATCCGGTCACATCCGACGGCGGCAGTGTCTTGCCCAGCACCGTGGCGCTAAGTGTGGCGGGTGCGCTTTCCTTGCGGGTGATGCCGATGGCTTTTAAGCTGAACTCGTAATCGCCCTCCTGGGCATCTCGAATTTCAATGTAATTGGCACTGGTCAGAGGCAAACTGATGAAGTTGCCACCACCCACGCGGTAGGAGAGCCGGTAGGCGATGGCCGCTGGCACCTCTGCCCAGGACAGCTGCACCAACACCTGCGCCCGGTCTTTGACCCGGTACAGGCTCTCTTGCATGCTCAACCCCGTGGGCACTGCGGGCATGTCCGACAGTACCGTGATGGCGCGCGGCTGCAGCGCCAGGCCTTCTTCGATGGCGGCGTACTTGCCCGGGTTGTGGGCCAGGGCCGTGACTTCGTGCACACCGGGCTCACGCTCGGCCACTGACACCACCCGAAACAACTGGGGCTCGATGATGGTCGAAGCCAGCACCCAGATGGCATCGGTTTGCGGTGCCATGCTAAAGGGAATGGTCACCGTGAGCTTTCGCCCGCTGGCTCCATTGAAGTTGGCTCCCACCTGCCGCTCTTGCACAGTGCCATCAGGCAAGATGACCGAGATTCTCCAGGGCAAATCGGCCGGTAAATCCTGGTCCAGCGTGACGCTGGTGGTGGTAGCTGCAGCGATGCGCCCACCCAGGCGCATGCCACCGCGACTCGGATCGGCTACCTGAATGACATCCCCTGGGCGCACCACAGCCCCTTCCAGGCCTGTGCGAAAGGTGATGATTTCTGACTCGGACTGCTCGGAGTACAGCAGCCACTTGCCCACCCGATAGGCCTGACCGCGCGAGGTGCAACCCATGGCCACCACATCGGCCTGCACCACGCCGTAGCGCGCGATTCCCGCCACATCCTCGACGTATTCCACCTTCTGCCGATAAAAATCTTCTGGATCCACCCAGCTGACCAGGGCCACCGTGTGGCGAGCCTTGGCAGATGAGCCCTGGTAGGCGAAATCGCCATCGATGACATTGGCAGCGGTGAACTGATAGACCGGGTCTTGCGGTGCGTCCTGCGTGACCGTGATGGCACCGCCCGACCAGTAGGTCATGCCCCGAAACACCGAGGCCATGTCCTGCACGACCTTGTAGGCCTGCTCACGGGTTTGGAGGTACAGGTTACAGGTGAAGCGGGGCTCATACCCGCCCAGACCATCGGGCACCAGCTCGTCACAGTAACGCGCTACCCGGTACAGCGCCCATTTGTCCACTTGAGACTCTGGGATGTAGTTGCCAAGACCGTAGCGGGTGTTGGTCACCAGGTCATAAAAGCACCATGCCGGGTTGTCGCTCCAGGCCACCTTGAAAGTGCCATCCCAGATTCCGGTGTATGACCGGGTTTCAGGTGCGTAGTTGGACGGTACCCGCACGCGCAGGAGCTTCAAGTCATAGCTGCGCCGAGGGATGGCGTTGAACTGAGAGGCGTCCACCCTCAGGGCCATCAAGGCGCTGTTGGGGTAGCGCAGCTTGCTCTCGATGACCTCGGTGTACGAGTCCAGAAAGGTTTTGTTTTGCAGGCTGCTCAGGGTCGCGTCTTCGGTGAGCCTGCGCAATCGCACATCCCAGGGGCCAGTGCCAGGCAGCGGCACGTAATAGCATCGCTGGTAGCGCGAGGTGGTTTTGCCAGAGACCGTATCGGTGAGTACCTGTACAAACCCGGAGCCCGCCGACTGCACATCGATCGCATAGCTGAGCGTTGTCCCGTTCAAGTCTCCGTTGGTGGTGTCCTGCAAGGTGAGCGCGGGCATGCTGACCTTCAGGCGCACAGCGTCGACATCGGGGTCTGTGATGGAGCGCACGACCGGCTGGGCGAACTTGCACTCCACACCAACCGAAACCTCGCTTTCTACCGAGGCAAAGCCGGAAATGTAGCCCTGCTGCTGAGTGCCAGGGCGGCTCTCGAGTGTGACTCCGGAGAAGTTGTAGCTGCCATCGGCATTCTGGATAGGCGTGTCGTCCAGAAACACCGACTGCAAGCCCTGGACCAGTCCTTCGATTTCTCCTTCGCACACCAGGTCGACCACGCGCGCGTAGGCTTTGGAGCGCAAGCTGTCGGCCGCTTCTTGCGCCACACGGGCGCTGCCCCCACCGGACTTGCCACCACCACCAGCACCGATGATCAAAGGCCTGGAATCTGTCAAAGGCGTCGTCATACAGGACTCTCGTCAACGGATATTTCATCGACAGGTATTTCATCAACATCAATGCCCGCGCTGATCACGGCCGAGCCGACGATCATGCGGCCATAACCCACAGGCACGGGGTGGCCTTGGGCGGTGGTGTTCACGGCCCCGTTAAAGACATAACTTGGGCGGTTTTCTGGGAGTTCAGACGGATCCGAGGCTTTAGCGGTGGGCGCAATCATCTGGGCAACACCGCCCAAAATCATGGATGTGCCCACCGAATACAGGGTGGCTTGGGACAGGAATGAACCCGCTGCTGTCCAGCCCATTGGGTTCCACCACGACACGGCGATCAGCGCCGCCCCCAGAAGGATCTGACCCAAGCCGTTGCCTCCTGCCCCGGAGACCACGGGTGCGATGGTGATGCGCTGTTGACCGGTGGGTTCATGCAGGCGCTCGAGCGACAAGGCGTCTCGCTCAACCAGAACCCGGTAGCCCACCCCCCGCTCGCCAGAAGACACCAACTCGCGCTCAAACTGCGGGAAATTGGCGCACAGGGCGCGCACAGCCTCTGCGGCCGAGGCCACTGCCATCTGATGGCGACGGCCAAAGCGCCTGCCCAATTCACCGAGAAGAAGGATCGTGGCCATCGCAAGACTCGTACTGCCAGCTTCAAGAGCAGCAAAGGAAATGGTTAAAGATGCGGGTGCAGATCTGGATGCCGCAACGCGTGGGTGCTGACCTTTTGCCAGTAGCCGCCGTACACGTCCCGGCTGGAGAGCCTGCCCTGCAGGTGGTGCAGGATCAAACCATCGCCCAGATACACCGATGCATGGTTGGGTACCGGTGAAGCCACCTGCATCAAAAGCACATCGCCTACTTTGAGATCGGTCAAATCAGCAACTTCAAACCCAGCCGAACCAAAGTTGTCCAGGTACAGGTTCATGCCGCGCTTCCACCATTCGTCAAAGCGCTCAAAGTTCGGCAGCTCAATGCCCCGCTCCTGACCGTACCAATCGCGAACCAGGGCGTAGCAGTCGAGCACACCATGTGCCCATTGACGACCTACCAGGGGCGCAACGTACCCCTCAGGCTTGATCTGCGCCCACTGACCGGCGGGAAAGGAAACGATGAACCACGGCAAGCCTGTGGCCTCGCAAGCCACACGATCGGCCTGGCTGGGCTGCGCAGGCAAATTCGGATGTGAGTGAAAGACACCCACGATCTCACCCTGATGATGGGCCTGCACATAGTCTTCCGGGTGAATCACGAACTGGTCGGTTCCCAGGCCAATGTTGCGGCAGGGGCAGTACACCTGCCTGCCCTTTTGAACAATCACCAATCCACAGGCTTCCCGGGGATACTCGCGCGCGGCGTGGGCCAATGCCAAAGACTGATTGACTTCATTCATGGATTGATTTCATTCAAGGATTGCCTTGAGCCATCATCGAAACAAGCCAGCGGCAGGAAAGCCCCCGAAGGGCAGCTCAGCATTCGTCCCAAAGCGCTTCTGGCAAGATGCCAGACGCTTGCCACAGGCGTCCAGCGCCCTGCTGCTCACCAACTCATCGCTGGCGTTGAAATACGCGCTGCCCGTGTACCCACACTCTGCACCCCGGTAGGACCAAGGACAGACGTTTTGCACAATCTGACGGCGCGGCAAGTTGACGCCTTCAAGGTCAAAGGACGCCGCCAACTCGAACTCGACCAACTCGCGCGTTTCACGCGACTTGCGGTCAACGCAGTACACATCGTCAGCAAACTCGGCCATGGGGTCTGCTGTCGGGTTCACGCCGCCCTCAAAATTGACCGCGTCGAGGTACTTGGCCAGGGTTCGCTTGCGGGTGATCCTGGCACCCACCAGGTCTTGGTAGCTCAGCACCAGAGCGGTAATCGAGCCCGTGACATTGGCCACCCGCAACCGGGGACGGGGCACCTGCCCGCCACCGTTGAACTCAAAGCCCTCTACCTGGATCGGAAACGCCTCATAGGCGTGGCCTTGCCAGACCACACGTTGCAGGAGAGCGTTGGTCCCTGCATGAAAGCGCACGGGGCCCTGGCCAAAGATAGATAAATCAAGCACATAGAGCTCGATCACAGCGCTGGGGGCCAATTTCTGGATTTCTGCGGTGATCGCTGGACTGGTGTGGGCGGTCTCAGTCATGACAAATCAAACACCTGTTTGAACGTGGCCCGCACCGTCTCGACGTTGGGCTCATCCACCGAACGGCTCCACCCTTCGCAGGTGAACTTGGCCGCAGTGCCTCCCGGGGTGGTCCACTCAAAGGCCTGCACACCCCCGTGAGCGCGCAAGAACGCATCGATGGCACCTGCATCCTGCGTGGTTTGTCCGCGAAACTCCAGCGTCCAGACCTCGGCTTGGGTGTGGATGCCAAAGGCCAGGCGCTGCTCATAGCCATCCCCAAAAGCCACACGGCGCACATTGGGCCGCATGGCCAGACTGGCACCCAAGGAAGGGATCCATGTGAATACAGCCATTTACAAAGCCCTCCTGCTGTCGAGCAAACCTCCAGCCCGCTTTTGCGCGAGCAACTCCTGGCGCACTGCATTGGCCACCGCCTGACCCAGGTCACGACCGCCCGCGTTGTCACCCCGTGTTGATGCACCCGAGTCCGAGACGTTCACGGAAATGTTGAATACGGTGCCCGACCCCAAGCTGGCACCCGCAGCGCCACCGCTCATGGTCACGGGAATGGTCCGCCCATCGGGCAGCGGCACATAGGCCTCTGGCCTCGAGCCTTCGCCAAACACAGCCAGTTGCGGCGAATTGGCAATCCCTCCGCTGGCGTAGCCCCGCAGAGGTACTGACAGTGGCAGTGGTCCCTCTGACGTCATGACACCGCCATCGGCAAAACCAAAGAAGCTGCTCATGGCTTTGGCCAGGGGCAAGGTAATGGCGCGCTGGATCTGGATGCGGATCAAATCCGAGATGATGGAGTTCGCCAGTGACCTGAAATCGAGCTTGCCCGTCATCACAAAGCCCAACAGCGCATCCGTCATGCCATTGAAGGCGCGAACGGTGGCCGCTTCCATCTGCTTGCCGATTTGCTCGGCCTCCTCAGCCACAGCGCGCAGGCCTTTTGCAAACCCCGCCTCGGGGTCCGAGAGTTCCTTAGCCCGTTGCGTCAACAGCTGAGAACCGTCTGCCGCCTGGCGCGCAGCTTCCTCGATTTTTTGGAGCGCGTCGGCGAGCTTTTCGTTGCCGGGGGCGGCGTCTGCCAGCGCACGCGCCTGCTGGGCCAGGGTGGCCAGCTGGTTGGCACTTGCCTGCCTGGCCTCAGCCAAACGGCTCAGCGAGTCCAGCTCGCTGATGGAGCCGGTCTCTCGCAGAGTCTTGATCTGCTCTTCGCTCGCACGCAACTGGGCCTGGCCACGCGAGGCCTGCTCTTGCAGGTCTTTGAGCGATTCACCCGGCAAGCGGATCTGGCGCTCCAGGTCTGACTGCTGGGCGTCGCGCTCGAGCTTTTGACGCTTGAGGGCGATTTCCGCGAGTTTGTCTTGAAGCTTGAGTTTGTCTTGACTGGTTTTCGCGACCGTCTCCAAGCCACGGCGCAAAACGGCTTCCTCATCTGAGGACAAGGCAGAGAGCTTTTGCGTTAAGTCCTGCTGGGCCGCCAGGCGGGCTTCACTGGCTTCCTTGAAACTCAGGTAGCCCTGGTTTTCATAAAGGTCGATGATGCGTTGGCGATCCTTGTGGATGCCGGACTCCACATCCACCAAGGCTTGCAGGCGCTTGAGCTCGCTGTCGATGCCTGCCATGGCCGTGGCTGTGACGGCCGTGGTGGCAGTGCTGTAGTTCAGGCGCTTGCGGGGAGTCGGTGCAGTCGTTTCGGTGCTGCTCGCGTCAGTGGCTTTGCGGATGTCATCAAAGCGCTTGGTGACCGCATCGGCCAAGAGTGGCATGTCCCACAGCTCGACGTAGTTCTGATTTGCCTGCTCGACGATCGCG